AATATTAGTGCTCCAATGCTGACCAGCGTTGTGCTGGAGGTGCGGGACTGTTAGGTATAACCATGCTACCTACTTCTTCTTTGGTAACTGGGTCATACATCTTGTTAGGTCTAGCCATTAGCTCTGACACTCCGGCTATGACATACTTGGTATGCTCTGGTCTGGTCTGCCAAATCAACTCATCATGTACCTGAGCCTTGAACCTAGCCACATCTTCTACTATCTGGTACTGATACCAAGCATCGAAGAAGGCACGGTTGATACTACGCACTGACCAGCTCTGAGGCTTATGTGCTACTACCTTGTTGAGGTCACGCTTGTTGTCAATGAATGCCTCATCTGCCGCCTGACCATCAACCATGTTAGCTAGGTGGCCGGGTCTACAGAAAGTCTTACGTACCCAGAGGTCAGGAGTAGTTAGGCAACCAGTCTCAGCTATCTCCTTGACTATCTGGTAGTGGTAGCCACCGGGCATGGTACTACGTATCAAAGGATAAGCAGCATCAAAGCAACTGAGTAGGTGGTTAGCTACATCAACAAAAGTGTAGTGACTTGGTAGACCTAGCGTGTGCTTGGCTTCAATGATACCTAGTGGAGTCATGGTATCTATCAGGACATTAGCACCCATGTTGTAGTTAGCACCATGGTTGAGACGCTTACCAATCTTGTTGCGGTACTTCTTGAAGAGTTGTCTTTCCAGTGCTGCTAGTCTGACCATCTCACCTGTCACACCTAAGGCTGAGAGTTCAGTAGGCAGTAGGATGCGAGTGTTAGGCTCAGCGGTGAAGTCATCTACAGCTTGGTCAAAGGCTTTCTGCTCAGGTGACTTAGCTACTAACTCAGCTCCACCGTTGGAGGTCTTGAGTCTGAACAGCTCCTCCTCACTGACACCAAAGAACATGCTAGCGTTACGGACATGGAAGTCTCTGGCGTGCTCAACTGCATCTATCAACCGTTGATCACCTACTATGTAGGCAGTGGTTCGAGATTCGGATTGACTATTATCTAGCCCACTTAGTTCCCAGTCAGGATCAGCTATGAACTGTGACTTAGCATAGTCAGGTATGTTCTGTATCTGAGTACCACACCAGAAGTTACTAGCCTTGGATGCGAACCTGCCTGTCTCTGTGCCAAATGGATCTAGCTCATAGAGTATGCGGCTAGCAAAGGTAGTGATGTTCATGTAGGTGGAGTCAGCTTTCTTATTCTTTCTGGTGGCTAGTAGCTTGTCTACCATCAACCGCCAGAGTGGGTGCTTGTGTACTATACCTTGGAGGTTAGTCTTGTCACACTTCTTAACACCAGTCTTGAGTAGATCCTTGAACAGGACACCTACTTGCTTAGGGCTATTGGTATTAAAGTAGGGTTTAATAACATCGTACCACCACTGAGTATCGGCTGCGATCTCAGCTTGATACTTTGCCCACAGCTTACGTGCTTCTTCTTCATCTTGTCTCCAACCTTCTGCTGCACAGGAGATACAGGGAAACACTTGCTTGAAGATGCCAACGTAGTTAGTAACCGCCCAGTCGGGTATAGTACTAAGCAAGACAAGACAACTCCATAGAGTAGCATGGCAGTCTTTGGCATTGTATTCGTAGAGATTCCCACTTGATTCATCCTTCCAGTACATGTGATTGCGTAAGGTGAGGGCACTTACATTGTGCAAGCCTCGTTTAAGTTCTACCTGCCAGCAATGCATCAAGCCGTAGGTGTCATAGATCCAGTTGTGTAGTGGCATGTCATAACGTAGGAAGTAACTAGAGTCATACCTACCATTCTGCATTACCTTTGGGGCTTCCAGTAAGTTGAACTTCTTAGCCCAGCGATAGTTAGCTTCTGAGTTCATAGGTATTACTACTGTCTTGCTGAACCAAGCACCGTCAGCTGTCTGGTAGGCCATAGCGTAACCAATACAGGTGATCAGTGGGCAGAGGCTAGCTAGTCTGGTAGACTTACCGCCACTCTCAGTACGAGCTATACCTGTGTACCACATGCCGTCAGTAGAGATACCGTTGATGACCTTAGCCTTGCTGACCTTGGCGGGTATCTCAGCTAGCTTAGTCTCTATGTCCACTGCTATTAGCTTAGCTTTGGTGGCCTCATTGTAGAGTTGGCTAGCGTTGTCTTCAGTCAGGAGTTCCCAGTCCATAGCTGGGGCAGAGAACCACTCACGATCAAAGAGTTTAGATAGGAACTTAGCTGTCAGGTAGTCAGCTTGAGCTGAGTAAGATAGCTGCTCAGGGTTGTTGATGAAGACTACAGGTATGGTGTACTTCTTACCTTTCACTGTGGTCTGGTGGTGTGAGACCATTGCACCTTGGTACTTGTCTAGAGTTACCTCACTCTTGTTAGCCAAGTCAATGCCATGCTCACGTTGCAGATAAGCTGCTAGGATCTTAGGATCACTGACTGCGATGCCATGCACTGGTAGCTGCTGAGCCTTGGCTAGGTTGCGAATGGTCTGGCTAATCTCAAGGATGGTTGTGGTAGCTGAGTTCTTGATCAGCAGATTGTGTGGATCGGGTAAGCATTGCTTGACTAACCTAGCATGACGTAGCTGGTAGCTTGCTGGTATGTATAGGAAGTTCATTCTTGCTCCGGCTAGTCTATTTGATCTGCTGATTTATCATGGCGGATGCAGGTGTAGCTAGCTTCTCTGAGGCTACCATCTGGCAACCACTCCATAGCTTTACACTTGACTACCTTACCTACTATCAGGTCAGGGTTGTGCCACCACAGGTTGCGCTCTGCGTCTGACATGCCACTGATCCTGTGCTCCTTACCTTTGGAGTCTACTAGGATCAAGCGACCTAGGGTATCTGTATACTTACCACTGTCACCACCTTCTAGGTTGGTACAAAGTAGATCTACATCTAGACCTTTCTTCAGCTTGATAAGGGTAGAGTTACGCTTGCCTGCATGGTACTGAGCAGTGGTCTGCTTGCAGATGATACCCTCACCACCTCTGTCCCAGACTGTCTGAGCTATACCTTGCCACTCATGATAGTTCTGGCTGAAGGCTATTGGCTTGGCTAGTTCTACTTGAGGTAGGTTGATACGTCCTACTATCTCATGTGCTAACTTGTAGCGATTAGAGAAGCTCATCCATTGGTCGCCTAGCTTAAGGGTAGGAATGAAGTCATGCACCATAAGGTAGATACCTTCGGCTGGCTCTGCCCTGTTAAGGATACCATTCAATACATGGAACTCAGGTACATCGCGTACTAGGATCTCAAAGATTAGTCTACCTTCTACGCTAGGCACAGACTCTACCAGTTTGTTACAGAGTAGGATAGCACTAGGTAGTGGGCGGCGTTGGCCAGTGTGAATGATACAGTCAGCGAAATTAAAGTACCCGTACCAGCCATCATACTTCTCAAAGATAGTATAGTGTGGGCCTATGCAACCTGGTTGCTTCTTAGCTAGGTCGTCTGCTAAGTGGAGAGCTTTCTGAATATCCATTATGCATCTACCTCATCCAGCTCAGTCTGTGCTAGTTGCTCGTCAGTAGGAGTGAAGAGGTGGATAGTGCGCTGGTACATTGCCATGCGCTGCCTAACTACCTCAGTGCGGCGTTCCATCTCACACTCATACTCACCTAGCAATCTGGTGTGACGGGTGCGAGCAGTAGATAGGCTGTGTGCTGCAGTAATAGACTCGATACCACCGCAGTAGTTGTGTGGTTCTCTTGGTCGGAAGATCATAATAGTAGTCCTATTTATGTTGTTGTTGTTATGCTGGGTGCTAGCAGTCTACTAGACTTCTTTACTTTCTTTAGAACACTGATCGCCTGACTGGAAGGACTAAGACCAGCTAGGCAAGGGGGGTGACCAGTGCCCTAAAGAAAGCAGCCTCCTCAAGGGAGGCCACTGGGTAGGATTAACCTGCGTACTGTACTTCAGCAATATCCATGTAAGTCTTAGGTTCGAATGCAGCCTTTTCTGCTGGGCTAGCATCACGACGTGGCTGACCGATACGATGACTTACCATGAAAGTGATAGGCAGTGGAGCTTCCAGTGCGCCTTCAGCTGTAGCACCAAAGAAGGTAGCTAGTGAACCTTGGGCTACTGCGTCGATTAGGTTGCCCCAATCTTTTATCAGGTACGGTACACCTTTAGGTGTGTTGTAGCCACAGTTAGTTTCTACACCACCTTCCAGCTGAGTGTTAGCTGCTTCCATTTGCTCAGGATCTTCTAACTCAATCACTGAGTCGATGCGAACCTTCAGCTTCCACTGGTTCTGGTTCTGAGAAGGATCAGGCATCGTGGTCATCATTAGGACACCAGCGTATGCACCTTTAGGTACAGGTTGGAAGCCTACAGGTACTTCGATCTGCGCAGTAGTTAAACCTAAGATATCTGCAACTGATAAGTTCTCGATGTTATCCATGCTATAAGTATCTGACATAATTCAATTCCTAATTTAATTTTAATTTAAAGTTACTAGTAACCTACTAGCGGAGGATTACCACAGTGTGTGGTGAATTTGGTTCTACCTTCATCAAGGTAATTAAGGTGCTGGTTGCCTCAAAAATTTTATATAAGTTTTAGCTTTGGAGGGTGACACTATGTAACCTATTGTGTACTCCTCACCTTCAAAGGTTTCTACTATCTCAGTAGTGCGAAGGTTAGCTACAGCTCGGTGCTTGAGGTTAGGCTTGTACTTCTGCCTGAGTCTTGACCTGAGCCAGACTAGTGCAGTGTCATCTCTGGAGGGTGGTTGCCTGCCCATGCTAGCTCCTTACTTAGTAAGTAGTGGCTTCTTTAGACCGCCGAGTGGAGCAGTCTTCTTGATCTGGATACCTACTCCCTTCTTATCTTCTGGCATCTCGAAGAAGTCATGGATGGTAGTGTTAGGAGCTGCTAGGTCTATGCCCCACCTGCTACCAGTCTCACAGTTAGGTAGGTCAGTGGTTAGGCTAGCTGCCTTGTGCCCTGCTGCAGTTTTGTAGACTCGGATCACATCAGTGAAGTACTTGCCGAAGCTAGAAGCTACCTTACGTGTGCCCATGCTAGCTACTATACGCTTGCTCTTGTCTACCATTTCAACTTCAACCTCATGGGCAGTCAGTGCTACGTCCCACTTACCATTCTCAATCAGTGTACCTAGCTTGTCAATGTGAGCACCTTGTACTCCCCAGATAGCAAAGCTAGCTTTGTCACCATCTGCTAGGGTGATGTTGTTCTGGTTGCAGATGTGGTTGAAAGCACTAAGGCCAAACTGAGTACCTGAGTCAATGACTATGATCCAACCATTAGCAGGTGTTAGCTCATTCATATTGATAGGGAAGAAGTTTGCTTTATCTTTGAGGCAGAGAGGACAGTTCCAAGTACTATGTTCCTTACAGATGTAGCCAGTAGTCTTAGACTCGAACATGCGGAGGAGAGTTTCATCTGCCTTGGGTGAACTAGGTAGATCCTTGATACCAATGTACTCTACATTACCTAGCTCAGCGTCTGAGCAAGTAGCCATCAAGGTGTCAACACCTGACTCAGTATCTAGCCAGAGTAGCTTGTACTTAGATGCTAGCTGGCCAATGAGTGCAGTCTTACCAGTCTTAGGTGCTCCGTAGATCAGGAGGCGTCTGGTAGTAAGAGGTAAGTTCTCTTGTTTATACTTCAATAATGTTGCCATGCTCAGTCCCATTGTCTAAGTCTAACCCAGTATGATGCTCTATCTTATCTACTTGGGTATTGATTATATCATCTAATGTGAAGATGAAGTCAGTGTTATCTTGGTACTCGAAGCTAACTGCCTCGTCACTAGTACCCTTGCCATATACTCTCAGAAGAGTTTCATCTTCCATCTCACAAGTTGAGTAGTACTCACACTGTCGGAAGAAGTTGAAGCAACTAGCTCCATTGGTAGGGTACGGGATACCATCTTCAGCTGAGGCTTGATAGTACTGGATGATCTCAGTATCTCGTATCAGGTTGTTGATCCAGTCTAGCCTCTGCTTAGCCTGCTTGTTGAATGGCATGAAGAAGAACTTCTGCTGGGAGCTAGACCATACTAGGTAGAAAATTTTATAACTAGCATTTGCATGGCCTACTACATGATCAAGTACTATTGAGTAGCTAAGTGCTTGACCACTCTTACCATAGATAGCCTCGTTAGGATCTCGGAAGGTAGTAGTCTTGAGTTCCAGTATGGCATACTCACCTGTCTTCTTGTGGCGGATGATTAGATCTATGTGACCTTCGTATACAAAGCCATGCTCTAGCTCTATCCTGAATTGAAGTTCTACTGCTGGCTTACCTTCAGGTTCTTCCTCAGTAGGACTAAGGTAGGCTAGCTCATACTCTTGCAGCTCTGCTAGATCACCATGTAGTATGGAGTTGATCTGCTGTATGTAAGTCTGTACTGCTAGGATAGCATACCAAAGGTTCTTCTTACCTCGCTGCTCACTGGTTGTACCCATGTCCTCCCAAGGCATAGAGTAGTGGTAGGCAGTTTCTATTACTGCTGCTTGCTCACTGCCAGTCTCGAAGTACTTCTGGATACCACCAGCTACGGCATGACCGAAGGCAAAGGTAACTGAGTCATTGCGAGTCTTCAGACCAAAGGCATTCTCTATCTGATATTTGCGGGCGCATACATGGAACGTACCTTGACGTGAGTAGGAGAGTCCTTGGTAGCCTGCTGTGCCATAATCTAGTTGAGTCATTCTGGATCACCTTCTAACCAGTTACGTTCTGCTTCATCTATCTCAGCCTTGAGGGCGGCTCGCTCTTGTGTGTGTTCATGCTTGCGGATAGTAGCGGCTACGTCTAGTGCTCCTAGGTAACCTAGTGACTCCGCTTGTAAGCCATACTTATCACTGTAGTGCTTGACTAGTGCTAAGTGCCCTGCTATCTGCTTGAGTTCCCAGTTCTGCACCTGGGCTAACTTCTGTAAGGGTGATGCTGGGTTGTGGTTAGCCATTACTTTAGATCCTTAACTGATTCAATACATTGAGTCTGGCTAGTGGCTGACCGGCGAGGCCAGTGTAGCTGGACTGTGGCAATCATAGCTCCTGTCTTTTGAGCTGCGTCACTCAGTGCTATGTTCCTAGGGTGAGTACCGCATGACATGCCATTCCAGTTGTTACTAGCTACTAGCTGGTAGAGTGCATGAGTTAGCTGACTGTAGACTCCCATCTTACGGTGGCTGGTATCTACATAGGAGAGTTGTCTCCAAGCTGGGGTAGTGGTAGATCCTTGGTAGTAGCAGAGGATACCTATCAGCTTGTCAGTGTCAGTGTCAAATGCAAGTAAGGCTGGTAGCTCAGTCTTGATCTCGGTATGCACAGGTATTAAGTTGTTCTGTCTTAGCTCAGCGTGTGCTACTAGAATCATGGAGCTAGCTATTAGGCTCTGACTGCATGAGTCTAGGTGCTTAATCTTCCAGCGTCTTTGCTGCTGGGCTGGTCTGGGTGCTCTAGGGGGTGGGTTGGTCATAGTGGGTTACATAGATCCTAGATCTAAGCCTCCCTCTTTAGCTACTTGCTGCTGTATCTTAGCTGCGTTCTTCTTAGGCTTAGCAGTCTTGATCTCTGAGCCTGTTACTTTGATTAGACCTTGGTAGAATAGATTGAGTTGGGTTGTGTTCAGGAGGAAGCTAAGTTCTTCATACTTGCGTAGGTTCTTGTTGATAGCTGCAAGCATAGTAGCTAGGTTAGGTTGATCATCATGTAGTGCCTTGTATGTAGCTGCTAGATGCTCAGCAAAGGCGTCTGCATTCAGACCTTCTATTGAGTAGATGCCCTGATCTAAAGTAAAGATATCTTCTGGTATCTCTTCAGTAGCTTTGGACAGTGCTGCTGACTCGGAGGCTGCTGCCTCGGTCTTAGCTGTCTTGAGTTGAGTACTGAGTTTGACCTTAGTACTAGGTTGATCTGCTAGGGGTGTGGTTGCTGGAGTAGCTGGCTGGAGTTTCTGTAAGGCTAATTGGATAGCACTTACTGGTTTCTCTGCGGCTGGAGTCTCAGCTGGCTTCTCTTCAGCTGGCTTCTCAGCTACGACGGGCTTGAGGTTGAGTTTAAGTTTAGGTGTTAACATGTTTAGTCCTTGCTTGTTTCTACTTGATTGTTTCTAATGGAGATCTAACTGGTTGCTGGGGGCAGGGCAGTTAGAGATCAGACAGTGTGAAGTGGCCAGCTACATAGAAGATCTTTAGTATCATGTAGTTATCTACGTAGTTACGTTCAACTACTTTGATCTTAGCTGCTGGGTTAGTCTCACGGTACTGAGTGTCTTCACACTTGCGCTTGGTGATACCTTCTCGGATACGTAGGAAAGCTGCTTTCTTCTCTTCCTCAGTAGCATCCTCATCAAAGTTAGGCTGGATACTTAGCTCACCTGAACCGCGTAGTCTCTGCCACGCTTCTTCATATACGCTAACTCTGTAGTTGGCACTCATTAGTCTTCCTCGCTGGGTGTCTCAGTTGAGCTAGCTTCTGGGCTAGGTGCTACTGATAGGGTGAATGGTATGGATCGGGTACTGCCTAATGATAGTGCTAACTGCTTACCTCTAACTTCTATCTTAATAGACTCAGACCAGAGTGGCTCATCTAGCATAGCCATTGCTCGGTTGTGTACTTCCTTAGCTCGGTGGCAACCAGACCTAGCAGCGTTAGCCGCCTTCTTGGTTGATACTGTGTCTGGGAAATCTAGTAAGATAGTAGCTTTAGGGTTGGCTACTAGATGATCTATGATCGCTTCGTATTTCATAGGCTGTAGTAATTAGATCGGGATAGTAGTTGCGTGCCCAGCTACCCGATCTAATAATTCTCTCATTTAAAGTTAAGGTTGTCAATCTATTTCTAGGTAGTTAGTAGCACCTAGTATGCTGGCGCATACTGCAAACCTTGCCGTCCGTGCAGAGCTGCTATCATGTCTACTAGTGTAGGCACGCCGCGTACTACCTTATGTTGTACAAAGTTAGCTTGCTTCCGCTTGCGAGCTACAGTGTCAGCATGGTGGTCAGCGTGAGCACCTATGTGAGCACGGCAGATTGGAGAAGTGCGGTAAGCTAGGTTAGCTTTCCAGTTAGGGTTACGCAGATCATAGGCAGTGATTGGTTTGCCTTTCAGCTCAGCCTTTAGGAAGCTACGCTCCTCGTGAGTCAGCTGACCACCTTTGTGGATGCGAGCAACTACATCCTCAAGTATGAAAGCAGGTGGCACGTAAGGAGCAGTAGCAGAGGTAGGGGTTGGAGTAGTTGGAGTTGACATAGTAGTAGTCCTAGTTGACTTAGTTAGCTAGCCTGATTGCTAGTACCCAGAAAACCTGCACTAGGCAGGTCTTAAGTAGATTGTGACTAACTAGGTTAGCCATCATACTGGGATAGCGAGCCTGCTGTGGTCATGCCTCGGATAACTCCGCCACTGTGACCTGCTGGAGTCTCAGGGTGAGCTAACTTGTAGAGGTTGTAACCGTGGATAGTAAGGCTACTCTGCTGTGACTTACCAGCATGTAGGGTAGCACTCCCAGGAGTAGAACGCTCTTGGCCTTGATGCACAGTTAGGCTAGCCTGCTTAGCTACTCGGTAGACTGAGCTACCTACTAGGATCAAAGTACCTTTCTGAATCAGGTTAGCTTGCACTGGTGCAGTAGGGTATTCAATCTCAGGCTCAGTTTCAGTTGGGGCGGCTGCCAGCTTTTCAGTTTGGGCTACACCGGACGCAGTACCCGTAGTACCGACTGTTGAACCTAACTGCGCAGCTAGTTCAGCTGGTGTGGGCGTAAGTTCAGCACTGGGAGCTGCATTCTTCTGAGCTATCTTGGTTAAGCCTGCTAGGGCGTTAGTTTCATCTGTCATAGTAAGTCTCCTATAGACTTGGGTTGACTACCTCGAAGTGAGGTAGATTCTTCTTCTGGGCTAGTCAGTGGGCTTCGCAGTTAGTGCACCTGCATAGATAGTATCTATCCCTTCATCTATCTGCTGGCAGATCTGCTCACTAGTCATGCAGTAGTCTACAAGCAGGAAAGGTTTGTTCTTAGCTGGTGCTGTTGGCATCTTATGGAGACACCAAGTATCAAAACCTGAGGGACATTCTTCATATACTAGCCAAGCTTGCTCTATTAAGCTAGATCCGACTAGAGTTGACTTGTACTGTAGTAGGACAGTGGTGTTGTATGCTACTGCCATCTGGCCTTTGTCTGGGTCAGGCTGCTGTGCTTCTAGTGCTACTAGCCAGATGTCTGGTGCCATGTAGATGGCTGAGTCAGGGCTAGGTTTGATTCCGATCACTTGATGTTGGTTTAACTCATAGCGATCCACTGCCTCATTGAACTCAGTTACTAAGTCGTAACCTGTGCGGAATGCTTCCTCAGCTGGGAGCTGGGCAGTGGCTGGTACTTGAGTGGTGTACTGACTGTCACATACTTCATCGTCAGCTAGCCCACATAGGTTGGAGTCTCCTACTGTATGGTGAGGGCAAGTGCCAGTAGCTAGCTGGCCTTTACGGCGGCATCGTTGTTGTTGCTTGGTAGTTGGGGAGGTTGAGTTAGTCATTACTTAAATTCCGTTGAGTTGAGTTTAGTTATTACCTGCTCCAGTAGAAGAACCAGTGTATCGCGTGCTAGCACTCTGGCATCTTTCGTCTCAGCTAGTGATCGTAGTTGCTCAAGTGATAGCGCATCAACTGCTCGATCTATGTCAAGGATAAACTTACTATCCTGTACATGGTACAGTTCAGTTGTCAGTGTGCGAGCTTGGTTAGCTTCTAGGACTCTAGCTTGCTCAGCTAGGCCTTTCACACATTGACCTACGTCACCGCAGTCATGTAGTTGCTGGAGTTCGTCACTTAGTTTCATCTTGGTAGTCCTTAGCTCTGGGAGCTGGTAGTTGGTAGCTCTACTTAGAGCTGGGTAGGGTTAGTTTAGCACCGGCACTTATCTTCTTAAGCAGGCCGGAGGTTGATTCACTCTTGCGCTTAGCTTCTTTCTCTAGCCACTCTATCTTCTCAGCTAGTGTCTCACCTTTGATCTGGGGTGACAGTATAGCCTTGCTTATGATGCTAGTGTTAGGCTTGAAGGCATTGTGGTTGTGGCCATCATACACTATTTGCAGGAATAACTTAGCACGGGTAACTCCAGTGTAGAGTAGCTCACGACTAAGCATACCCATCATGCTGTGATGTAAGCAGAGGTAAACTCGCTCCCACTCTGAGCCTATTGACTTGTGTACAGTTAGAGCATAGGCAAACTCGATACTAGCTATGTCCCCAGTGGTGTAGACTTCTACCTCGCTAGCATCTTCCTCACCTACATTCTCAGGGCGTAGGGTTAGAGTGTGACTAGCTGTTCTGGTAGTCTCTTCATCGTCTGACCTGTTAGGATCTAGGACTATAGACAGGATAGTTTCTACATCGGCACTACCTTCTAAGTTGAGTTCATCTGCTTCCTCACCTTCATAGTGTCCCCAGCGATTTAGCTGAGTATGTGGGTACTTAGGTGGTATGCCTTGATACTTGCTGTTGGTGTCAATGTTAGTGATAGTATACTCTTTCTTGTTGAGGTAGATAGGATCACCTACTGCTAGGTACTTCCTAACTCCACCAGCTATCACCTCATGGATAGTAGCTTCTCTACTCTTGCCATGCCAGTCAGCTAGTCTCTCATTGATGTTAGTACAGTTGATCCCGTCATTGTTGTTAACTCGATAGGGACAGAGTATCACATCACGGAAGGGTATGAACTCACCATCCTCTAGCAGCTTGCGATACATGTTAACTAGTGGGCGTACTCTCAAGTTAGCTTCTACCCTTGGTATCACAGTACCATCTGAGCGCTTGCCACTTAAGTTGATGAACTCCATCTCACCTTCTTTGCTAAACTTATCTCTCAGCTCTTGATCACTGAATGGCACACCCTCATTGATGGCTATAGCAAACTGCTTGATCTTAGAGTCCTCAGCAGTACGGTAGATCTTAGTTAGTTCCACCTTAGGTACGTCTGGATCTGGTAGCTTGTTAGCTAGGACTGCCATACCAAAGACTGGAGGTAGCTGCTTGATGTCACCAAGTAGGATGAAGACTATGCCAGCACCACGGTCAGGTAGGGCATCAAGTAACTTGTCCCATAGTAGCATGTCTACAGTAGATGCTTCTTCTACCACTATGTGGGTGATACCTAGTACTTGGTTGTCAGCATTGCGTAGTGGTTCGAATGTACGCTTGGTCTTTTCTATCTCGTTGCCATCTTCATCTAAGTCAGTGTACTCAGTATCTACTGGTGAGTACTCTAGGAACTTGTGGATGGTGATAGCGTTAGCTTTGAATTGAGGTGGTAGAGCAGCTCGTATGTTATTCACTGCCTTGTTCATGTAGCTCATTACTACTATGGACTCGATACCACGTGGTAGGTACTTATGCTCGAAGTCTTCTGGTACTTGCCTGAGCTGGTTACTGAATAGCAGCTCCTCTAATACTATCCGCTGGGTGGTAGTCTTACCAGTACCAGCACTACCTAGCAGGACAAAGGATAGGCCACTAGTAGCTAGCTTCACTGCTGCTTGCTGCTCTTCATTCAATAGATCAAAAGTTATCTCATGCTTCTCGACTCTACCTTGTGGCTCTACTGGTGGAGCTAGTTCTGGGATCTGCTTACAGATGGCAGTAGATGGTAAGCTAAGCGCATGCTTGGCTAGTAGCTGCGAGCCGGTGCGCTGGGCTGCTACTTCTGGCTTGAGTTGATCTCTACTAGTAGTAGCTGCTTGCTGCTCAGGAGTAGGAGCTAGACCGGCAGTACGTTCTTTTTGTTCTCTTAGTCTACGGACTAGGATGCTTTCCTTTCCAGTCGGTTCTGCTGGAGTAGGTGCTGAGCTGGGTGAGTCTGGCTTAGGCTTGATCTTGAGGGTTAGCTTAGCCGGGGCAGTGTCAGTAGCCACTACTGTTACTGCTGCCTTGGCTGCTGCTTGGGCTTTAAGTTGGTCAGCTAGTGACATGATAGTCTCCAGTGGATAGATTCAAAGATGATTGAGCAAAGCTCAGATAGCAGAAAGCCAGCATACTAGGGGAGCTAGTAGCTGGTTCGCCGTCCTATCTACTGCTAGATAGGTTGAGAATGGTTGCTTCCTTGCTAGCTACTAGCCTAGTAGCTTATTCCATATTGCTAAGTGTAGGAGCTTAGCAAATTCTCTAGTCCTCAGTTTTCTGCTCACTCTCACTCTTAGTAGTTTCTGGGTTAGTAGTTGGTGTCTTGATGGT